CCTCATGGTTGGTTACTTCAAGGGTTAATTGCATTAGTGCCTACTTTCGTGTCGGGCCGATTATTCGGCGCTAGTTATGGTGTTACGTCTGCGGTGTAAACGCCGCCAACAAAAGTAACGTCAATGGTTGACAATTCGCCCATAGTTGCGTTGATAACTGGGAACTCTGCCAACAATGCACCGGTAAGGGTAAAGCCGGGGTTTGTTGCGCTGTCTGCACCAACTGCAGGCTTCACAATTACGTTTACCAAACCGCCAACTACGTTTTCCAAAGTAGCGAAAGTTTCAGAAACGGCATACGACTGGTAAAGCGTAAGGGTTACTTCGTGGTTGCCCAAACCTGCTTGAAAGGTCCTTGCCGTTTTTCCAAACGTCGTATTTTCAAGTTGGTCGTAACGCTGCGTGAATACTGCAGCTGTGCATTGGTCGGTTAGGTCCACCGCGTTAACGGTTACTACTGGGTTGGAAAGGTAAGTGCTTAAAGCCATGGTGTTTAATCCTCTTTCGTTGCTTTCTTATTTTTAGCACCTTTTTTTGGTGCGGGTGTGGATACTTCGCCGGTTGCTTCGTCGGTTGCTTCGTCTGCGACTTCGACTATGAAGCCGCCCCAAATTAGGCCTGCTACTTGTATGCCGGGTGTGGGCACGTATTCGGTGCCAATTACACCAACGCGGGGGCTTTTAATAATGTACATAGGCACCTAACTTGTTTGGGCTTGCATTTCAATTGTTAAATCATAGGCCGCTAGTTCGCTTCCACCGATTACTGCAATGGTTGGGCGCCCGTCGGTGACAGCCACGTTTTTGGTTAACACTTTTGCAACCATGTTCATTAAGGACCGTTGGGCGTCAAGGTTGCCCGGTCCAAGGGTTATGAGGCGGACGGGAAAACTAATTTTTACAATGTTGTAGTTAAAAGCGGTAAAACTTGGGGCGTCAATAAAGGCGCATGGTGGCACAAGGTTTCGAGGGTCGTTGACTACTTGTAAGCCCGTGATTGTTTGCAGGGTTGCCGTAAGGTCGTCTAACGCTTCGTTAAAAAGGTCGGTGTATGCGACAGGCATTAGGCGACTGCCGGGCGGTCAATGCCCAATAGTTGTTTAATCATTGGGCTAAGGCCCATGCTTCCGCCAGCTGCTAAACCGTCAAACCCTGCGAAGTCTGTTACGGCGCCACGTTGGCGGTATAAGAAACCTGCATAAGCAATAGTTCCAAGTAGCACCGAAGCGTTTGGCACCGTTGTAAGGCTTTCGTTGCGGTATCCGGCTTCGCGCCTGCGCCTGTAGGCAAACTCGTTTGCAGCATTTCTGCATTGGGTAATAAAGGTTTGGTCCGCGGCTGTTGCCGTTCCTATTCCTAACCAATCTTCAATTTGCGCGTCTGTCGTAACCCAAGTGCACGTAGGGGTTGTTGTGACCGTGCCGGTTGCGGGCACAATGTCCACGTTGTCGGCTGTCTTAGCAAACAACACTTGATTGGCAATTGGTGCCTCTATGTCGTAATGAAAAAAGCCTTGGTCATCTACGCCCGTAAAGTAGTACTGGGGCAAAGCAAAAACGGTGTAAGTGCCGTTAAAAGTTGCGTCAACCCCTGCAATAGTTACCGACTGGCCAACCTCTAAAGGGTCGGCGTTAGTTAGTAATACAACAACCGCGTAATTGTCGGTTAGGTATTTTTGTTGGACCGAATAGACGGCCATAAAGGCCTACCTTTCGGTTATCAGACGAACTTAACGAACTTGGTTGCGTCTGCCATGAAGGCTGCAGCGTAACCACGGAACGCAATTGTGCGGCCCAAGGTTGCTGGTACTTCAACGCTAATAGCGCCCTTTTGCTGTTCGTAGAACTCGAAGCCTGCGGCAGGTCCTGCAGCGTGGCCCATGAACGAACCGGGCGTGTGTTTGTCAACAACCAACACCAACCCAAGCGGGTTGCCGTTCCATGTTGTTGCAGCTGCGTTTCCTGCAGCGTTTTGACCCATGAGGTTAGGTGCACCCGTGTACGGGAATACCGGACGGTTTGAATCGTCAACGCTTGACGAAAGGGCCGCCCAACTGGCAGGTGTAACAACCATATGCGTAGGCAAGTAGTTGGAAGTTTCCGAAATTTGGCGGGCACCGTCGTAGATTGCTGCAACCCAATCGGCACCAACTGCGGTATCGGCAACGCTTGCGGTTTGTGTAATTGCTGCATGGCAAGTGTCAACTGCGTAGTTGTCGGTTGCCTGACCGTAAGCAATTGCCAACTGATTAAGAATAATGTCAATTGACGAAGGGTCACTCCAGTCAAGGTCTTGTTCGGACACGGTAACAAACGTTCCAAAACTTAGTTTTGTAATGTCGTTGTTGGACACTTGGACAGTTGACGCATTTAGTTGGTCAAACTGTGCGGCTTGCTGCTGTACGACAGGCCTTACCGAAATTTTTGGACGGCGGAAAGTTGCGCCTGCCGAAGGCATTGCGCGTGTCCCAATTGCCGAAACAAACGGCCTGATTGGGTTTAGCGAATCGTAGACGCTGCCGGTGATGATTTCAGGTAAAATTCCTGGCGTCGATTCCGTATTAATAAAAGGGGCGGTGCCCGGTGCGGCTTCAATTCGAGCGGCTGCAATGTTTGCGTTTAGTTGTGCAAAATCTGCACCACCGCGCACGTAACTTGCAATGTATTCCGAGGTTGACGGCAAACGCAATTTGCGTGGCTGTGCATAAATTGCTTGCACGGTTGAAGCCTCAACTACTGCAGGGGTTTCTACTGGGTTTGACATATCGGTTACTTCCTTTTCTGTGTCCTGTTCACTATTTAACTCTACTTCGTTTTCGTTTTGGTGGATACTTGCGGCCACCCTTTCAACCTTGGCAGCCTCGAAGGCGCCGTAAGGCAAAAGCGACAATTCCTGCCACTCTGCTTTAGTAACAATCATGGTGCCGGCTTCGTCAAAACTGAACTCAATAGGTACCGCCCCAACACTAAGAGAGTCAAGCACCCCGTCCATGGCCAGCTGCAAACTCTCATTACCAAGCATTGTTTCGCTAATTTTGGCCTCAAACATGACGTAGTTGCCAACTTCCTCGCGAGCCGTAACAACGCCAATTGGTTGCGTGCTGTCGTGGTACAAATACATTTTCGGCTTTTTGCCCTCTAATGGCAACGAGCCTTTTTCAAAACGGACCGTTTGGCCGTCTGAAACTACGGCGTCAACGCCATATTCGAGGGCGACGCCGGCAAGGGTTCTACGTGGCAGCGCGTCGCCTTGCGCGGCGTCAATCTTTAATTCTTGTGGGGTTAATCTAAGCATTGCTTTCCCTCAACTGTTCCGGGGTTTCCTCAACGTTTACTTGTGTGTTGTATTCGTTAGACAAATAACTTTCAATGTCAAACATAACACCGGTGCCCCTAGGCAAAATGTTATCTGCACTAAGTGTTTCTTGTATGCAATCTATGTACGGCTTAACCCCGAAGGTATAAAGGTCACGGGAAGCCTCGCTGCTTGAAACATATGAATAATTTCCGATACTAACGGACACAAGGTATGCAGGGACGTTGGCAATTCGCGCAATTTCTTTTGCTTGGTATTCGGCGGCGTCAATCAAAAGCATTTTGTCCGGTGTTGCGTTGTTTGGGATTACTTCAACAAATTCGTTTACTGCACTCGTGGCCGACGCATAGCGCGCCGAATCGTAGGCAGCTGCAAGGTCCGATAATTCTTGCGGGCTCATGGGCTCACCGCCAACTTGTCGAAGCGTTACGGCTGGCTGCAAACTTGAAGCATTGCGGTTGCGCGCCTGCTCTAGTTTTAGCGCGGTATCTACTGACGTTGCGCCCGTGTAAATAAGTCCCTGAATAGGGCTTAAAAACTGCACGCAATCTTCCCAACGAATTGGTAAACCTTGAAACAAAATTTGTTTAGACGGTCCGAACCATACGCCCGTGCCTTGGGCTTGGTCCTGCGTTGTAATATTATTGGCTGGCAAACGTGTGAACGCCGAAGGATAGCCCGAAGCGTCGCGCTCGGTTATATACCAAAATGCGCGCCCGTAAAAAAGCAAGTCGTCAAAAGTCCACGACAAAATAAAGTTGTTTGTAACGCCCTTGTCAATTCGACGCAACCAACTACGTGGTGCTTCTGGCACCTTTTCCATTTCGTCGCCGTTCCACATGGTTTTATACATAACCAACGGAAGGCAACCAATTACCGAAGCCATTAAATCGCGACTACGGGAAATCGTAGGGACCTGCATAAAACGGCTACGAAGTACCCCGTCTGAATACGCAAAAAAGTTGCCAATTTGTGACGCGCCCGCATTGCTACCAGCAGCGGCTTTAACAACCTTTGCGGGTTCGGGTTTCTTAGTAAAAATTGCCATAAGTTTATTGTGTCACAATCTCACGCTTTTAGGTGGCACTAGCCGGCGCCGTGCAATCCCCGACGGAAAGCAAGCCGACTAATGCCAAAACGACTTTAGCGGTTGGCCGTAACAATTACGGGTTTACCAAGTATTTGCGGGCGTGAAGCAAGGGCAGCTGCCCAAATCATGCACCTGCACGCTTCAATTGGTCCGGGGCTTCGGGTGCTTGAAACGGCAATGCTTCCTTGGTGTTTTATTAGGACAGCGCGCTCGACGTGACTATTTAACAAGTTTTCGTTGTTGTGCATTATGCGGTTTTCTAAAATCATGGCCCTAACCGCGCTAGTCCATTTCAACAACTCTTTGTACCCAACGATTGTGCGGCGTCGTTCGTGTTGGGGTGGGCAATGGTTTTCTAGGCCCGGCACAATAGCCAAGCGTAAGCCGGGGTTTTCTGCAATTTCTGTTTCAACCCGTGCCCATAATTCGGCAACGGTTCGCGCAACAAACGCAATTTTGACGTGCGTTTTATTGCCTACTTGGACAGCCCTAACCGCGGTGTAGGTGCTGGCGTCTAAAGATATTTCTACGGCCAACACGCCGCCCGGTGGCGCTACTTGGTCCGTTGCCAATGCTTCAAACACGCCACTTTCCAACCATGACGTCGTGCTTGCCTGCCATAAATTTACCGACCCGCGTAAAAACGCATTTCGGTTAGGGGTTTCGGCTTCGGCTTCAATTGTTTTTAAGTCAAGTGTGTAACCAAGTGCCGGGTTGGCATAAGCCCATGCTTCGGGTGTCATTGGGTCCAAGTTTGAAGGCGGGCTGTATTCGGCAAAGTAAAGGCTTGTTTGTTCCCCGCTGTCAATTGCTCGAAGGCCTTGGTCACGCCAGCGAAGCATGGCCGTTGAATCCTGCGTGCCCGCTGTTGAAGTCATAAGAAATGAAGGATTCTTTTTAGCGCGTTGGGTGTACAAAAGCCCTTCGTCCAAGGCCTGTTGGCTAATGTCAAAAACTTCGTCGGCAATTATCAAATCACACGAGTAACCGTGGCCAGCTGCAGGGGTGGCGGCTCGAATATGCCATGCGGACCCGTCAGGCATTATAAGTTTTTGTCTGCCGTAGGACCACGATATTTCGGCGCCGAACCTGTCTTTTAAAATTGGGGCCAAGTAAGTAAAGAAAGCGGTTGCAAGGTCAAGTTTGTGCGCGGTAGTAATAACCGTTACGGGTCGCCCGCGCTCTTTTCCCTGCGTACTTAAATACCAACCAAGGTAAGCGGCGTTCATAGTTGTCTTGCCACACTGACGCGCAACCGAAACCAAATTAACGCGGTGCAACCAAT